GACGAACTGGAAGCTCTTTACATACAAAAATTCAGGCCTCCGTTAAACTTGGTCGAGAGCGGGAAAAGATATATCTGCTAGAGCGTTTTAAGAATATATTGGGGGAGGATTGGGGAGGAATTTAAACCCCAATAAAATCAATGACTTGCATTCTATACGGCATCAAGGCCTGGGATGCCAAACAGGATCGAGAATTTCCCTTGTCGATCAATCACTTGCGAGTGATTTTGCTGTAAAAATAAACAGCGCTTCACGCACCAAGCCACTCCTTATAAATCAAACACTTGCGCACGGTTTTGGGGAGGCCTGCTGGCCGGCAGAGAGCGAGGGAATCGAACCCTCACCCATATGATCCGGCACCGCTACAGGCCGCTATAAATCAAAGCCTTGCGCAATTCGCTCAGCCCAAACCGGCGCAGAGCGGCCCCCCGTTTTGCCCTAATTTTGTCCTAAATGCTCCGCGCCCTCCTCCGCCCGTCCGGGCAGCCTTCCCCCAAACTGACCGTTCGTCGGGATTGTGAAAAATCCCGCCTGCCCTATTGCGCTACACGCTTAAGCGTGTATACTTGGAACCATGGAAGGCACAGAGCCAACCACCGCCCCGGCGGAACCGGGATTCCTGATAGGAGCAACATCATGGAACTGAAGATCAACTCTCGTAAGCTGGGCCGCACCATCACTTTCAGCATCCCGGGCACCAGCTACATCTTTGCAGATCTGAACGGCCAGCCGGGCACCCTGGGCAAACAGATCTGTCGAGGCGGCAGCACCACGGGCAGCACGCTGTCGTACAGCGGAGACAGTCAGGAAGAGTTCGAGCGGATCTGCCGCAACTGGTACCGGGCCTACCTGCGCAATGAGCTCACATGGACTCACTAATCCACCTGCGAGTACCAGCGACCACCAAAGGTCGCTGGGTTCGTGCAAGCCGGGCCGCTGGAATGCGGCTCACCGACTGGATAGTTGACGCCGTGGAGGCACACATGCAGCAGCAAATGGCCAAAGTGGCCATCCCTGACGATCTGAATTTCTCCGACTTACGCCTAGCCCGTGATCCCGACGGAAGCGTCAGCTTCGACTGGGCCGTGATCGAGCGCATCTGTGAGGCCAGCGGCCTGCCGATCGAGGTGCTGCGCGACGGCCCGGAGGATAACGTGGCGGGGCTGATCACGCACTGGTATATGGCACACCGTCAGCATGGCGGCGAAGCCGATCCGGTTGCCGATGATCTGATCGCCGAGGTGCTGATCGAGGATGCCGCCGGTCAGCCTTTCAGTCACCAGCCGGGCCGCGCATGATGGCCCCGGCTCAGTTTGCCGCACTGGCGGAGCTCCTGCGCCTGCGCGGCGGTCCAAGCGAGGATGCCGCCCGGCTGGTGATGGTTGAGGGGGTGACCCCGGCAGAAGCGGCCCGGCGGACTGGAGCATCGCCGCAGGCAGTCAGCAACGCTGTCACTCGATGCCGCCGGGGCATCGAGCTCGTCAAGAGGGTAGCGTCGGGCGACTCAGTCCGCCCTTGAGTGCCTGGCGGCATCATAAGCCGCCTCGCACACTGACCCCGCTATTCGAGATCGGTCAGCGCTTTCAGCGAAGATGCCCGCCAATTCATCAGCCTCTCCGAGCAGCTGGGCAAGCACTCCACTGGTAGCTCTGGCTGCCTCGCACTCTGCGGCAGTGCCGGTATCTGCACCGACGCGTCCTGATATATCGTCGAGGGCTTTCCGCATCCGGCGAGCAACAGCGTTGCTGTCAGCCAGATCCCGAGCCAGCCTTTCCTTTTCAGCCTGCGCATTCTGTTCGTACTCCTCCAGTTGATTGTGCAGATCACGCTCCCGCAGCAGGGTGCGGCTGATCACGTCAGCGCTTGCGGCCTGCTGGGTTGCGATGTGCTGGGCATGATCCCGCTCCAGCTGGGCGTAGCGCTCGCCCCATAGCGCGCCATTCCAGATCCAGCCGATGATGAGGCCGGCAGCGAGCGCGGCGACGTAGGGCCATGATTTAATCACGGACCGCCTCCAGCGCCTGCTGATACAGCGCATCCCATGTGTGACGGTGGGGCTTCCCGGGGCGCCATGTCCGCAAATACAGATCCCATGCGCCTTGTGCGTCACCGAGCGCCGGGAGTCGGTACGGATCAGTCCATAGCAGCAGTCTCGCCAGCCCTGCCGCCAGTACGTCGTCATGCTCGATGGCATCCCACACGCTGCGGCTGTCCGGCGATACGCCGCGCTCCCTGATAAGCCCTATTGCGAGGTCGCGCACATAGTCCGAGTGGTAATTCAGCAGCCCGCGAACCATCCCGCCGCCCTGCTCTGCTTGCCAGAACGACTTGGCCGGTCCTGTCGGTCGCGGCGGATTGCCGACCAGCTGCCGCCGATGCTGGAAACGGCTTTCCTGCAAACCGATAGCCAGTAGCATCACAATGGCCTCGTCGCTGGTCATGCGGTCCGGCAGCAGCGACAACGCCTCGGTGATAGCGCCCGGCCTCTGAATCATTTTTTTAAACATGGGATCTCCTGCAGGCAATAAAAAACCCGCCGAAGCGGGCTGTCTCCCTGCGGTGCGTGAGTGGCTATGACGCCATACTGTCGCGTGGGCGCGGGGAATGGGAGGATCTGGGCTTGTGGGGGCGGGCTTTACAGGCGCCAAGTTACGTTCGTAGGCTGCCGGGAGCTTTCGCCAAAGCTTCATAGCTTACTCATAATCCGGATCAGAGTCGCCACTGCGCTTAAACACCGCCCCGCCCAACAGCTCCTTGCGCAGCGCCTCGCTATCGGCGTGCCCCGCATGCGCCACCCATGACGCGATGCGCGGTCGGACCTTATCAAGCCCTATCCGGCCAGCGGCGTAATCCTTCTGCAGCTTGCGCAGAGTCCGGCGCATGCGGGTTATCGAGTCTTTGCGCAGCAGTCGGTGGGTCGGCCAGATGCGGTAACCCAGGAAGTTAACGCCTCGGCTGGTCGGCAGAACGCTGGCTTTCGAAAAACGGAAGCCAAGCGCCTGTATCTTTGCGTCGAATGCGCCGCGCAGGGCGAGCGCTTCGGCTTTGGTCGTAGTCAGCACAACCATGTCATCCATGTATCTGACGTACCTGCGCAGGCGTAGCTCACGCTTGGCCCACTGATCGATCTCGTTGCCGACGAGGTTCGCCACGTGCTGGCTAACCAGATTGCCAACGGGAATGCCTACTGGATCGGGGTCGCCTTCGGCGGCAGTGGTGGCGAGAATCGTGTCGAGCAAATGCAAGGTGCGCGTGCAGGCGATCTTGCGGCGTATCACCTTTTTCGCCAGGTCGTGGCGAATGCAGGCGAAGTACTTACTTAGGTCCATTTTCAGCGCCCAGGTCTCGCCCTGTCTGTCCATGCCGCGCAGCCAGTGCTGCAGCTTGTCAGCACCGGCGTGGGTGCCTTTGTCCGGCCTGCAGGCGTAGTTATGGGTGATCATGCTCGCATCCCAGTACGGCGCGCAGATTGCGCAGATCGCATGCTGCGCGACGCGGTCGCGATACGGGGCGGCGAGTATTTCGCGCAGCTTGGGCTCGTACACTACAAATGAGCGGTAACGGCCCGGCTGGTAAGTGCCCCATAACAGTTCCATCTGCAGCGCGCCTAGGTTCTCCCATAGCCGCGCTTCGAATGCTTGCACGTCCTCTCGGTCGCGCTTGCCTCTGCGCGCAAGGTAATGGGCGCGCAACAGGTTGTCCCAATCGACGATGCGCTCGATCAGGTTGTCGTATTTGGTGGTCATGTTGCCTCTTCGGTTGCCGCCAGGCAGCGGCTTACGCGACTGCCCAGCGTGACGTTTTCGGCCAGTTGCCTGGTCCCGGTTGGAGCGGCTGACTCCTTAGAGTTCTGGGTGACGGCAAGTCATTGCCGCCCTCTCGCTGTAGTAGTCACAGACGCAGCGCAGGCCCACGTTGCCATTCGCATTCCACGGGTTCGCGTTCGAATTCAGGCAGCGAGCGCCGCACTGGGCACCATCGTCCCAGTAGCCCCCGCCAATCCACGCGCGCCGAAACCCGCCCCAACCGTATTGCTCAGTTAAACTTTTTGCGCCATGCCCCAAGCATCGCGCCGATCTCCGCCAGCTCTGCGGACCTTTCGCCCGCGGCGCGGGGCTTGATCAGCTCGCGATTGGCTCCGTGCCTGATCAGGCTATGCAGCAGCCTGACCTGCTCGTCGGCCCGATAAACCTTGCTCTTCGCCCCGCTGCAAGCCGCTTCGATGATGCGCTCGGCAAGCTCCCACAGCGCAGACTCAAGGCGGATGGCGTATCGGTAGCGCTGGCTGCGTGGCATGCGGTCGATACTCGGCGCGAAATTCAGAATCAGGCGTTCGGCCCGATTCAAAAGCTCAAGGCTCCGCTGTCGCGGAACCTGTTCAGGCTGCAGGCTCACAAGGCGTCACAGACGCAGCGCAGGCCCACGGTGCCATACGCAGGCCACGGGGTCGCGGGCGAAGACAGGCAGCGAGCGCCGCACCGGGCACCATCGTCCCAGTCGCCCCCGCCAACCCACGCGCGCCATGAACTGGTGTTGCTTGTGCCGTACGCATAGGTATAGGTCTGGCCGCGCGGGATGGCGGCATCACGCCCGACATTGACTATTTCGGAACTCCAAGCGAGCTTGTTTTCAATGCCGATGTCGTAGTGGCTGTCGATCCACTCCCACAGATTGCCGGCGACGTCGACCAGGTTCAGCTGACTGACGGCCTTGGCGACCGTGCCCGTTGCGGCGGGGCCGGTGTTGGTCGTGCGGCTCCATGCGTATTCGTTATTTCCGTCAGCGCCTTGGGGTGCGCCTTCGCCCAGGCATAGCCACTCTTCGACAGTGGGCAAGCGCTTGCCGGCATTGCGGGCCAGCTGATGAAAGTCCGAGCGGGCGTAAATGTCGTCGCGCAGCGGCATCGCGCCATAGGCGGAAACCGGTACATTCTCCGGCCAGGTGCCAGAGCCTTCGGAGTTGAGATAAATGTCTGCCCACAACAGGCCGGGGATGACTTCTGCCATGCCCGTCGGGTCGCATTTGGGACGGTGCTGCAGATCCCAGCAGCTGTTCGGGACGATGCCGACCACTGGCACATAGGCCAGGTTGTAGCGATTAGCCACGCCGCGAACCCGCCCGATGTGGCATCCGCCGATCTTGCGTGATGCGGCGGCGCTGTAGCCTGTCGGGTGGGTCGCGTTTTTGCTCGCCACAATCTTGGCGATACCTGACGGATCGGCGCAGGCGTAGATATACAGGTTGCCGCCCAGCTCAAGCGCGGCCACGGTGCCGTCATGATTTTCTGCGGCGGTGGGTGCCCAGTTGGCGACAGGGTCGATCAGATAGCCCTTGCCGTTGCCGCCTATGTTGGCCTGCCCTTCGGGAATATTCAGCGTGTCGCCCGCGCCCTTGCTGATCTGCCCGAGAAAGCTGGCAAAGCCGGCTGCGGCGGCGGGCTGTACGAATATGCTCATTGCAGTGACTCCAGTTCTTCGAGAATCTGCTCGACCTCAGCAACGCTATAGCCAAGCGCAAAAATCCGGGCGGTGGGTTGCTCGCGCCTGACGAGCTGACGGCGGGACTGGTCTTCCGAATCTTCGATGATCAGATATTCCGGCGCTTCGCCGTCTGGCTGCTCGTCTTCTGTCAACTCCCGATCGAACTCATAGGAAAAGCGAGAAGCCAGCAGGCCCGCGAAGTGTGGCGCGGCACGGCCTGGCTGGACAGCGCCAGTGCGGGCCATTTCCAGCGCACGGTCATAGTCGGCGCGGGTTTGCAGGGTATGGGGGATGTCGTGCATTAGATTATTTCCTCTAGGGCGATGCAGCCGTTGATGACGGTGAGCTTGTATCCTTGACTGCCTTCCGCCAGATCGGCTTCTGCATTCAGCCAATGGCCGTTATCAGTCGCGCTCCCCGGCTCGATGCCTTGGCTGGGGATCTTTGCGACATAGTTTTTTCCGTCATGTCTCGAAGTCGCCCCAACGGTATACGCAACGTCTGCAAACCACTGCGGCGCGCCGTTAGCCTCGATCTCGGCCAGCGCCTCGTCAACTCGGTTATGCCACCAGTTCTCCCACTTGGCTTCGGGCGGATCCTCTGCGGCGCCGCCGGCCCATCCACGCTCGATCAGGGCATCTGTGGGTCGCTCGAACTGCGCTGGCACGCTGGCCCACTTCGTTTTGAAACTGTCGCTTCTCGACATGCTTGGCGCTCCTTTAAGCGGGTGTGATGTATCTGCCCACGCCGTAAGGCTGGGCTGAAAAGGTGCCTTTGTAGGCAAAGGGGTGCTCGTTCTTTGCGATCTTGCGAATCTTCACGCCCTGCGGCCTCGGTATCGCGTCAAACTCCTGAACGAGCAGAAGAAAGTTCGCCGGCACGTCTCCGTCCAGCCAGATCGTGCGCATCGACATGTCCTGACTATCGATGATCGTGCTGTTGACGCCGAGCATGAGATCCACCGCTGCCTTGATGTGATCCAGCGTGGCGTCGCCGTTGTTTTTCATGATCTTGGCTTTGATCAGTACTCTGTACAGGTAGTCAGGCAACAAGATCGTCGGCAGCTCCTCGCCGGGCGCCCGGTAGGGGGCGGCCCCGTATGATTGAGCCCCGATCGTGCCTGCATAGGCAAATGCCCGCAGCAGGTCAGATCGGATTCGGGGTCGCTCATCGAATCCTGCAATTCTCCCGATAATGTCCAACTGCTCGCCCTGCGCATTGTCGATATCCAGCATCTCGACAATCTGCTGCAGGGGGGTCTCTATTTCGGCCTGGGCGAGATCCGGGAGGATAGTTAGCCACTCGCTCAGCTTCGGGGAGTTCCGGTATTGCCAGTAGATGCGCGTGAGGAGCTTCTTGGCGTGATCCATCAGGCGTACTCCACATCAATATTCTCGGCTGCCAGCACGCCCAGTTCGTTGAACAGGATCGGCGCTACTTGTAGGCCCGCTGCAGAGTCCAGCCCCACCGTGATCGATTGCACGTAGCCGCTTCCAGCAACGACATAGTTGACTGGCGTGTAGAGCCGCCCTGCCGGGACTGGCTCGCCGATAAGGAACCCTTGCCGATTGAATCCCTCCGAAGACTGGAACCCCTTTACTGAGTAGCTGACCAGCGCGGACTTGATCCGCTCCTTGTCTTGCTCGGATAGCGAGCCGCTGGCGATCTGCACCTTGACGTAAATGCTTTTCAGGTCAGCGCGGAAGAAGGTGATATTTACGGGCTGTCCCTTGGGCGTCACTGTGTCGCCGTTCACCCGGTTCGGAAACCCTGAATACCGGTTAAGACCGCACCCGGGGTTTTTCTTCGAAGCAATTGCCAGCAAAACATCGTCATCGGTACCGCCATCAACGAAGATGGCCATTGAGCTCGGTGCAACCCCGTTCTCATCGGGAGCTGACTCGTGGTTCTCATACACCCGCGCCTGCTTTGCACCTTCAACGCCTGATACGGCCGCCAGCATGCTGTCGAGCATCGCAGTCCCTGGGCCCGCAACGGCATGTGTCCGCCGCGACCGGAAGTCCTCGTTACTCTCCCGGGGCAGTCCGACGGATGCGGCCGCCGCATTGGTCACGCCCTGAACTCCCGCAACCGGTGTAGCGATAATGGATAAAGCGCCAGGCGCGGCCGGCTCTGGCCCGTCCGCGATGCAGGTCACGCCTATCGTGGCCGATCCTCCTGAAATCTCGACATCGCCATCTGTGCGCCACAGGCTATCGGTAGACCGGTTGCGAACCAGCGTGCCGGCATCGATCAGCGACCCATCTACGCCGGTGAATTCAACGATGGCAGTTGAGGCTGTGGCGTCTTGCCGGAACGTTCCTGAAAACATACCGATGCGATTTAACTGCTGCCCAACAGCGCTCAGCGGATCGACAGACTGATAGGCAAAAACAACCTGCTCATCAAGGTTTGCCAGCATCTCCGCCCACGCCGCGATTGCCAGCCCATCAGGCGATTCTGGATCGATATTCCATTTCGGGTCTATATTCAGATACCGAGTCCGGATGTCCTCGATATACTCGGCTAAACTCTTGCCGGTGACGCCGTCGGCTGTAATCTGGGCCATTTATAAAATCCTCTCGTCCAGCAAAACATCAAATATCTCGTTGTTCTCATCGATGACGCTGGCCTGAATAGTGATTCGCCGATTCTGCTGCTCAATGTCGAATGAGAACGCAGTCAGCCCGACAACTCCCGGCGCGGTAACAATGCGGCGCTTAATCTCCGTCTCCGCCATATCCTGCGGGGCCTTGCCAAGCACGCTGCCGAACCAGTCCGTCCCCTCTGCCGCATTCAGGAAGTATTCGCCCAGGAACAGTCGCAGCCGCCGGATGACGCCTTGTTGTGTGGCCTCTTTACCCCTAACGAAGTGCGACCCGCTGGTGACGATATCCCCGTCTCTGAAGTTTCTGATCATTGCGGAGTACCTGTTGGTCCGGGCGCGGAGCTGCCGCCAGTGATCGGGTGGGTATGCGTGCTGCCAACATTGATGCCGTTATTGGCCAAAGTGCCATCGATCGCGGTGTTGGCATTAACCGCAAGCGTGCCGGACTGAATGCTATGCGCTGCCGAAGCTTGGTTGATGGTCTCAGCATCCATATCGATTACCGCGGCCCTCAAACTGATCTTGCCGGGGGTCAGGTGGATTCTGGTGGCCCCATCAAAGCTCGACATCCCCACGCCTTCATTCACGAAGCCAGGGACCAGGTGAGGGGCCGACCGGATGCCGGGTACAAAATAGGCGTCCTCGGCGGAGAACATCCGCAGATCGTGCGGAGCCACCGGGCCGCCCTGATCGTTCCAGGTGTCCACCGCGCGCTGACTGAAGTGGATCAACCCCTCGGTGCCGGGCTTTACCTGGTGCCAGAAGTACCACTCGCCGTCACCGGAGAACTGAACGCGAACATTGCTGATGACCGGTATGGTGCGGAACTCACCATTGATGCGCTTCTGGATGCCGCACTCGACTTGCGCCATCTGTGTGCCCGGGTCGAAAGCGATAACCCTGCCCGGCAGGCATACCATCAGGTTGCGCAGCCCGCTCTCCACTCCATGCTTGATCAAGTCGGAATACGTGACCTTACGATCTATCACGAACACCTCCTATGGCTGTTTCCCAGGCATCGCCGCTGAAGTCGCCGGTATGCCGGGTGACGATTACTGAATAGATGCCGTTTCCGCCGGTAGGGTCGATTGCCATTCGGTCGGCGGTATAGACGTTGCTGGATGCGAAGTTTCGGGTATCAGCCTGAATCTCGATCCGGTCACCGGGAATTATTGCCGGGTCGAGCTTCTTTTTAACCTCCACCTGTTGTATCAGGATCTGGGGTGATCCGACCATGCCGGTGCCGACTGATACCAGTACCGGCGGCGCTTCACGGCTTGCAACTCTGCCGTCAAGGCCCCTGCGGATGATCAGGAGGCGACCAGCGCTGAGTATCCATATGAAGCCATGCGTCTCGGCCAAAGCGTCAAGACAAGACGTGGAGGACGTGCATGCACTCCAGCCTTTGATCGCCCGAGGCAGGTCGGAGAAGTCACCAATGAACTCCACTGGAAGCAGCATTGTCTGCGCCACCTCGCGGATGATGTCGATTTGCGGCGTGTTCTCGCCCCACGACTTGCTGATATAGGCATCTGCTTGCGCCTGGCCAGCGGTGCGGCAGTAAAACTTGATGTAGCTATCAACGTCCTCCCGCCCGATCTCATGGTTGATGATATCGCCCGAAAAGATCATCCCGATGTCATCGCCATAGCCAGCCTCCAGGCTGATCTGGTCGAACTGGTTATAGATTGCCCTGCGGGTTGCGCGAGCAGCACCGTACAGGGTTATTTCTGCGGTGCTGCCGGCGCTGCCCTGCTTGATATCAACCATGAAGCGGATCTGCATCGGCGGGCCATAGATCAGCTCGTCTTCGCCGCGCCTGATGACGAGGCGGTAGTTGCGGCCAAACAATTTACTCATCTGGATACCACCTCAGCTTATTGGCGACACCGAGATTGGCGACGGTCGGAGCAGCCCCCTCCAGAATGATGCGGCCCATACCAAGATTAAGCCCGGCCAGCAGATCTACGTCCGGATGCAGGGCGCGGCCAAGCGCGATGACTTGCCCCCCGTTGCGATGTAGATCGACGCTGTAGTACCCGTGCCGCGTCGACCAATTGAGCCGGAATCGAACGTTGACACCGGCAATGGTTGCGCTGAATCGCGGGAATGCATGGCCGGGAGGAAGCGGGATTGTTTTCATTGCAGCCCGACCTCCCCGATATTCACCCCTGGCTGCGCCTGGGTGCTGGCTGTATCGCCCGGCGGAAGGTTGGCGGCAACAATGGCTTGGTTGGCCTCGTTATCCATCACCAGCAGTCGGCGCATCTCCACCACCAGCTCCAGCCCGCCCTCGTTCTGTTTGGTTATCTGGACGCGGGTATTGGTGATCATCACGTTGTCGTAGGCCTCTTTCGCTCCCACGACCGTGATAA